AAAAAGGACTAGTTTCTTTAATTCCTATTGATCCAGTAAAGATCAAAAAAGTAAGAAAGATTGAAAAAGAAAGATCAAGAGTAGCAAATGGTCAAATTATACCATTTGTGAAAAAGATCGAAGAGTATTATGTTTATACAGACACCGACAAGGAAGCATTATATCCAACTACACCATCTGGGTATAAATTTAGCATAGATTCAATTTCTTACTGTCATTCTGGAATAGTTGATGCTGTAACAAAACGAGTAGTTGGATATTTGCAAAAAGCAATTCGTCCACTGAACATGTTACGGCAAATTGAAGATGCCGTTGTAATCTATAGAATATCTCGCGCACCTGAACGTAGAATTTTCTACGTCGATGTCGGTAATTTACCAAAGCAAAAAGCCGAGCAATATCTTAGAGAGATAATGAATCGGTATCGCAACAAATTAACTTATGATTCTGCTACCGGACAAATAAGAGATGACAGAAACCATCTTCATATGTTAGAAGATTTCTGGATGCCTAGAAGAGAAGGTGGTCGTGGTACTGAAATTACCACTCTAGATGGTGGTCAAAACTTGGGAGAAATGGAAGACGTTCTATATCTCCAAAAGAAACTTTACAGAGCATTAAACGTTCCTATTTCTCGTCTTGAGTCTGAAACAGGATTCAATATGGGTAGATCAGCAGAAATAACAAGAGATGAAGTTAAGTTCTATAAGTTTATAGAAAGACTTCGTTTGAAATTTGCATCTCTGTTGACCGATCTTCTAAAGACACAAGTTATTCTCAAGGGAATAATGACAGAGGAAGAATGGAATAAAGTTCAACAAGATATTGCATTTAAATTCAACAAAGATTCATATTTTAACGAACTAAAAGAAAACGACATACTTCGTGACCGCTTAGAGATGCTAAATAATCTGTCGGTGTTTGTTGGAAGATATTACTCAGATGAATTCATCCGAAAGAATGTCCTAAAGCAAACAGACGAAGAGATTATTGAAATTAACGGTCAGATTGCTAAAGAACAGCAAGAAGCCTTAATCAAAACTGTGGAACAACAACAACAGATGTTGGCTTTGGGAATTCAACCACAACCAGAAGAAGGCGAACAACAATAATGACTCTTAGACCAGAATTCACTGCGCTTATCTCAGAAGACAAAGAAGCATTCAAAACCGAATTGACTTCTTTGATTCAAGTTAAGTTAACTGAAAAGATGGGTGAATTATACGTTAAAGAATGTGCATTGCTGTTCGAAAAGACTAAAGTTTTACCAAAGAAAAAAGAAGAAAAAGTAGAAATCCAAGAAAACACCGCAGTTGTTTATATGCCAATTGACGAGATCAATAACGCTATAAACACCAACAGAACTAACTGGATGGTTGCTAAGGATGGTTCTCAACTTGAAGTAACCCCACAAATGGCAAAATATTTGGCAGAACTTTACAAAACTCTAAATAATTCACATAAGGACAAGTTAGTAAACCTCATTCTTGAATCCGATCATGGATTTAAGAAAGCAGTAAAAACTGCGGAAAAGTTATACCGGAGATAAAAATGGACACCAATAACCTAATCAAAAGCGTAATTCAAGAAAACATCGTAGAAACCAAAAAGATCGCCCATGAACTTCTAATGCAGAAGTTATCCGAAAGACTTCAATCGAAGTTTGATGAGTACGCCCCCGCCACTTTCCTAGACGAGTCTGAAGAGACTGAAGAACAACCAGATTCAGTAGAAGTAGAAAATGAATTAGAAGAGATCGATGAAGAAATTAATTCTCGTCGTGCTGAACTAGCCTCTTTGTTGGAAAAGAAAAAGCACAAGAAAGAAAAAGAGGAAGAGGACGAAGAAGAGGAAGAAGACGAGAAAGAGAAGGAAATGGGTGAGTATGGACACGATGACGATGAAATGGGTGAAGATGGACTTGTTTATGAGGACGAGTGTGAAGACTGCAAAGAACAAGAAAACGATGCAGAGGATATGAACAAGAAAGCATTTGGTATCGCTGAGGGACTTGTTGGTAAACAACACAAACTAGACGTTGCTGAACCAAAGGGAAAACTTACTTCTGCTGATTTCAAGGCATTAAGAAGTAAAAGAAAAGGAAAGAAAAATTAATGAAACTCATTACAGAAACAGTAGAAGATATTAATTACCTCGTAGAAGGCACAGGTGATAAAAAGTCCCTCTTTATTGAGGGAGTCTTTATGGTTTCTGATGAGGTAAATCGAAACGGTAGAGTTTATCCATATGATACTCTAAACAAAGAGGTTGGAAGATACATTACCGAATTCGTACACTGCAATCGTGCCTTTGGTGAACTTGGACACCCATCGGGTCCAACTGTTAACTTGGATAGAGTTAGCCATAGAATCATTATGTTAGAGTTCCGTAAGAACAAAGTTTACGGAAAGGCTAAAATAATGGAAAATACTCCAATGGGTAAAATTGCCTATGAATTAATTAACGAGGGAGCAAAACTTGGAGTTAGTTCTAGAGCAATGGGTTCATTGGTTGAACAAAATGGAAAGAAAATAGTTCAAGGTGATTTGATGCTTTCTGCTGTTGACATCGTTGCAGATCCATCTGCGCCCGGTGCATTTGTCAATGGAATCATGGAAGGCAAAGAATGGGTTTGGAACAATGGATCTTGGTTGGAAAAAGATCTAATTGAAGCCAAAAACATGATTAAGAAAACATCATCAAAGAATCTAGAGAAAAAAGCATTAACCCTGTTTGAGACATTTATCAAAAATCTTTAATGCTTCGTTTTTCAAAATACATTTCTGAACAGCCTACCTCTGGTACAGAGGCGGCCGCGTCGGCCAGAGCAAGAACATCTGGAGATGCTGGTATCGATCCTGGCCCATATTCTCCAGAAGCGCTGACAAGGAGATTACAAGATATCAGAAGTGGTAGATTTGTACCAAACCCAAATTTGTCCTATGTACAGAGATCATTTATGGAACCAAATCCACGCGATCCCCAAGATCGCAGGACTGGTAGTGTACTAATTGATCCAACAGAAAACCCAACTTTTTTTAATAACAACCCATTAGTAAATACAACAAATTTAGGCAGATCAGTAAATGCTGGTTTATTAGATGCTTCTAGTTTGGGAAGAAATACCTCTATTTGGTCGGCATTAGGAAGAGAAGGAAGAACTCCTACCCAATTTGCTGTTCCTCAAACAGTCGGAAACCAAGGAACTGGTTTTAGTGGTATTGGTATAAGAGCACAAAATAGACAAGCCGCTGCTGCACGACTAGGACAAATTCAAACATCAAGAGGAATGGGTATAATGAATACCCTACTTGGTGCTGTTGCTTCTTCGATGCAAAGACAAGACATTAAAGCAAGAAAATTTGGAGCGAGCGATAGAGCAATAGGTCTTGCATCAGCAGCGGTGAATACTATTGGACAAAGCAAAATAGCCCAACCACTTGGTGCTTTAGCAGGACGATTAGGCAGAATTCAACAAAGAGTTGCTGGTGCCATTCGTCCTAGTTATGGAGTGGCCACACCAACAACTCCATCAGATGAAGCCCAAAGACAGCAAGTATTACAAGGTGCTGCGATGAACGATATTCGTCGTAGACAAGAACAAGCCGGTTTGCCTACCTCCGCACAATTAGCACAAACAAGAGCAGCAGGAATTAGAGCATCAGCATTTGAAACCCCAGAACAAATAAGGGCAAGAATGTCAGGACGAACAACTACATTATCACCACAAACAATTGCTAGAGTGGGAGCAGCAGCAACCACTGTCGGAGCAAATCGAATAGTTCCAAATTAACTGTGACCATCAATACGGGCTCAAAAAACAACTTTTAATAAATATCAATAGTTCTAAAAAGGACAGGAAACTTATGGAAAAAAAATCAATGCCAACACATGCCGCTAATGGTGCAGCCCCAATGACTGCCGACGGCAAAACAGTACAATGGGACCCCTTTCAAAACTGGGATTCCGATGGTGCAAGAAATCAAGCAACCCTAAGACCCGCTAGCGTTCCACCAGGACCAGGCGGAGAAGCAGCCCCACTAGGTGCTGAAAAGGAAGAAAAGAAAAAGGAATCAATGGAAGAACATTTGAATGCTCTATTCAATGGTGAAACTCTCACCGAAGAATTCATGAACAAAGCAAAGACTATCTTTGAGGCCGCCGTTAACGAGCGCGTCAGTGAATTCAAGGAAGAAGTTCTCGCAGAAGCAGCAAACGTAGTTCAAGAAGAAGTCGAAAAGGCTGTTTCAGAACTTTCAGAGAGACTTGATGATTACCTCGGTTACGTTGTAGAGGAATGGATGGAAGAGAACAAACTAGCAGTAGAGAACGGCATTCGCACAGAGATTGCTGAAAACTTTATGGCCGGACTTAAGGAACTCTTCGAATCTCACTACATCGAAGTACCAGAGGAGAAGTACGATGTTATCGACGGACTCTTTGCCGAGAATGAGGAATTAGAATCAAACCTCAATGAGCAAATCCAAAAGAACATCGATCTCGAAAAAGAACTACTTGCTTATCAAGCAGGACAAGTTTTCTCACAAGTTGCTGATGGACTCAGCGATGTTGAAGTCGAGAAGTTCTCTTCTCTAGCCGAAGGTGTCGAATTCGAAAACCTAGAGCAATATGCAGAGAAACTTAACGTTCTCAAAGAAAATTACTTTGTAAACGCCCCAACCGTAAATAACCTCGTAGAAGAAACAACTGACAAGAAGATTGCACCAGAAACAGGCTCAAGCATGGGCGTTTACTTGAGCACTCTGGATCGTCTTGCCAAACAAAACAAACTCTAATTTCTAAACACAAACACTAAGGAGAATATAGAAATGGATTTTTCAACAAACTCATCATACGATGTGCTAACCGAGAAGTGGGAACCCCTACTTGCTCACGAAGCACTTCCACAAATCGGAGACAGCTACCGTAAGAAGGTAACTGCTGTCCTCTTAGAGAACCAAGAAAAGGCTCTCCGAGAGCAATATCTAACCGAGGCTCCAGCCAACGCCATGAGCGGTGGTGGTTTCTCTGTTTCACAGGCTGCTGGTAGCGCAAACGCTAACCTCGCTGGTTATGATCCAATCCTAATCAGCCTCGTTCGTCGTTCTATGCCAAACCTCATTGCTTATGATATCGCCGGCGTTCAACCAATGACCGCCCCAACTGGCCTTATCTTTGCAATGCGTAGCAGATACGACGCACAGAATGGTGCAGAAGCGCTCTTCGGTGAGGCTTATGCTAAGTTCGGTGGTTCAGGTAACACATCAAACGGAGCAGCATTCTCTGCAACTGGTGGTATCGATCCAGTAGGTGCTACTGCCGGCGATCCTCTTGGCGTTCGTGGAACAACCTTTGATGTTAATGCATTCCGTGGTCTTCTCACAGGAGTTGCAGAAGATCTAGGTGGTTCTGGTTCGCTTCCATTCCGCGAGATGGCATTCAGCATTGAGCGTATTGCTGTAGAAGCAAAGACTCGCGCTCTAAAGGCTGAGTACACCACAGAACTCGCACAAGACCTTAAGGCTGTTCACGGTCTTGACGCTGAAGGCGAACTCGCCAACATTCTCAGCACCGAGATTCTAAACGAAATCAACCGTGAGTTGATTACAACCATCTACCGTGTTTCTAAGTCTGGTTGCCAACAAGGTGATCTAAGCACCCCAGGTCGTTACAACCTCAACACCGACTCAGATGGTCGTTGGTCTGCTGAAAGATTCCGTGGCCTCATGTTCCAAATCGAGCGTGAGTGCAACGTAATTGCTAAGGAGACTCGTCGTGGTAAGGGTAACTTCATCGTCTGCTCAAGCGACGTTGCAAGCGCCCTCACAATGGGTGGATTCCTCAACCTCGCTCCAGCAATGACTGCTCAACTTGACGTTGATGATACCGGCAACACCTTTGCTGGCGTTCTAAACAACCGCGTCAAGGTTTATATCGATCCATATGCTAAGTTGGGAGTTAACTTCTGTGTAGTAGGATACCGTGGTACATCTCCATACGATGCCGGTATATTCTACTGCCCATACGTCCCACTACAAATGGTAAGAGCCGTTGATCAGAACACCTTCCAACCAAAGATCGGGTTTAAGACTCGTTACGGAATGGTGGCCAACCCATTCGCTGAGAGCACAAACATCAACGCTCTCGGTGGCAACCAATATTACCGCATCTTCCGCATAGATGACCTCCACGGTAACACTGGTTTCGGACTCTGATAATTAGTTAACAGGGGAGAAGGATTGGGGGGAGTCGAAAGACTCCCCCCTTTCTGTTTAAATAAATACTAGTATGGCGACAAAACCAGATATAGATTTTGTATCAAATATAAGTAGACCAAGTAATCACAATTACTTAAGTAGTAACTTTTTTAGGTTGTCAATAGGCAGAGCACCAACTGTTGCGTATTTTGCACAACAAGTATCTCTTCCATCCATATCCTTATTGGGATTAGAGCAGCCAACTACTTTGAGCACTACCGTAAAACTGCCAGGAAACAGTTATCAGTTTTCGTCTTTACTAGTTAATTTTTTGGTTGATGAAGAAATGCGCGGATGGAAAGAAATATATGATTGGATTACAACAATAGCCAATCTAACATCAACCGAAAACACAGTAAAACATAAAGATAGGACATCTGATATAGTTTTATATTTGACAAATAGTTCATACAAAGAAAAATTTGAAATTAAGTTTATTGGTGCTTATCCAGAAAGTCTAAGTGAAATACCACTAAGCATTCAACAAACAGACAATGTGCCATTAACGGCTAGAGTTTCATTCAGATACACCTATTACGAATTTAAAGCATTGACATCTTTATAGGCTGTGATATAATTTCATTATGACTTTTGATGATTTAAAGGCAATGGTTCAAAAAGATATTCAGTTGGATCAAACACAACTGGATCAAGAATCAGCAAGAACCCCACAAATACACAACAAGTATCTTCTATTCTTCATGGAAGAAAAACTGTCTCTTTCCAGAATGACAAGCGAACTTGATATTCTGAGAAAAAAGAAGTGGTTGTATTTTAGTGGAAAGATGACACAAGAGGAGTTGGACAAAGAAGGTTGGGATCAATTTGATCTTCATATTCTCAAGCAAGATGTAGATCGTTTAATTGAAGCAGACGATCAGATTATTAAACAAAGACTCAAGGTAGATTATCAACGAGAAAAAGTTAATTACCTAGAGAATGTAATCAAGATCATTAATAACAGACAATGGAATATTCGATCTATCATAGACTGGACCAAGTTCACTAACGGGCAGTAAATAAATACTAGTATGCCCGATTTGATTATTGAGAATATAAATTCCGTTTATATAAAAATAAATTGTGAGAGAGGCATTGCCAAGGAGTTAAACCAATACTTCACATTTGCCGTTCCAAATTATCAATATACTCCGGCATATAAGAATAAAGTATGGGACGGGCAAATAAGATTATTTAATCTACTGAGCCATACAATATATGCCGGTCTTTTAGATTATGTAATCAAGTTTGCCAATGATCGAAATTACACAATAGAATATCCAGAGCAAACAAATAAAAAATACACAGAAGAGCAAGTATCAAAATTTGTAGAAGAATTTTTGAAACCAACTGCTAGTGGTAAAAGAATTACTGCTCATGATTATCAAGTAAAAGCCATAACACGAGCGTTAACAAAAGAAAGAACACTATTATTATGTCCAACAGGTAGTGGTAAATCACTTATTATCTATTGCTTAATTCGGTTTTTTCTGGATCATATCAAACCAGATAAAAAAATATTAATAGTCGTTCCTACGGTTGGTTTAGTTTCTCAGATGTTCAGCGACTTTACAGATTATTCCACAGAAAATAAATGGTCTGTTAATCGACATTGTTATACGATTTCATCCGGCAAAGACAAGGATACACACAAAAGAGTTGTGATTTCTACATGGCAAAGTATATACAAATTACCAAAAGAATTTTTTGATCAATTCGAAATGGTTATAGGAGATGAATGCCATTTATTTAAAGCAAAATCCTTATCATCTTTGATGTCAAAATTAACAGATTGTCCTATTAGAATAGGAACAACCGGAACACTAGACGGAACTCATACTCATAAATTAGTAGTCGAAGGACTATTTGGAAAGGTTTTTCATGTTACTACAACGTCAACCCTTATTGAAAAGAATTTACTCTCAAATCTTAATATCGACTGCATACTATTACAGTATTCTTCTTCTGACATTGAGGAAGCCAAAAGAATGCTGTATAAAGAAGAAATCAAATGGTTAATTCTTAATAATAAAAGAAATCGTTTTATTAAAAATTTATGCAGTAGCCTAAAAGGTAACACTTTGCTATTATTTAATTTTGTAGAACTTCATGGAAAACCACTGTACGAAACATTTAAAAAAGAAATAACAGATAAAGAAATATTTTTCATACATGGTGGTACAGATGTCGAACAAAGAGAAGATATAAGAAAAATAGTTGACAATCAAAATAATGCAATATTGATTGCATCTTATGGTACTTGTTCTACAGGAATAAACATTAGAAACATACACAACATCGTGTTTGCTTCTCCATCAAAATCTGTTGTTAGAGTTCTACAATCAATTGGAAGAGGGCTGCGAAAAAGCGAAACAAAAAATTCTGTAAATGTGTATGATATAGGCGATGACTTACGGCACAAAAAATATAGAAACCATTCTCTAAATCATATGGATGCTCGTATAAAACTATATACTAAAGAGAAGTTTAAATATAAATTGGTGTCTCTTCAACTTAAGGAGAAATGAATGTCTCAAACTTACAAAGTAATCAAACTAAGAAGTGGTGAAGAATTGATTGCAGAAGTTTCTGATTCATCCGATGGAAAGATGACGCTAACTCAACCAATGGTCTTTAAAACAATAGTGATTCCAGATCCAAATGGATATCCAAAAGAAGGAACTATATTAAAGAATTGGTTGGCATTTGGTAATAACGACTCAACTACAATACCTTTAGATTTTGTTGCAACTATTTTAGAACCAACAACAGATGTGGTGAATCACTATCTC